CGTTAAGAAAATCAATTCTGCGATTTCTTTTGATGGAAAAGTAGGTCGTGATAAAGTTTATTATATTCCTCTTGAGACAATTCAGAAACACAACATGCCTCTTTGGATTCGCGGCTGTAATTCAATAGGTGACTATCACTATCAACACAAAAAGAATAATCTTCAATCAGTTGTAGAAACAATTGATGTTGATACGATACCTTTAGGTGACATCTTTGAACAGCATAATGTTGATACACTTACTATATTAAAAATTGATACAGAAGGTGGAGATTGTTTTATATTAAATTCGTTTCTTCCTTTTCTTGAATCTAATGAAAAAGAACGTTGGCCTTCATGGATTGAATTTGAAACAAACATCTTAACACCAAAAGAAACGGTAGACGATACGATTCGTAAATACTGTGATCTTGGTTATACAGTAGCAAGACGTGGAGTTGGAGAAGAGAACTCAATCTTACAAAGCCCTTTGTGTAAATAACCATTGACATTTAGTGGTAAACCTGTTATAATTGTAATGAATTTAAAGTTTATGGAATAGATTATGGATACGAATGATATAGCAGCAATATGGGCAGCTGACTCGCCGATAGATGAAACCAACCTCCTAGGTGAAAGTAAAAGAATCCCATCGTTACACAGTAAGTACTATAATCTTTATTATAGGGAAGTCTTACGTGTTAAAAAGTTAAAGGCCGAATATAAAGAATTGGAAATGGACAAACGTAATTGGTACGATGGTTCAATGGCTGAAGAAGATCTGAGAGAAAAAGGATGGAAGCCATTTCAAAGAAAGGTAATTAGAAACGATTTGGATAAACATATTCAGTCAGATAAAGATATTATTAAATTAAGTCTTACGATTGATTTTCATACTGCCAACGCAAACTACCTCGAAGATATAATTAAAACAATACACAGTAGAAACTTCGTAGTAAAGAATATGATTGATATTCTAAAGTTTCAGTCAGGAGATTATTAATGTGGGATAAATTTTTAGAGTGGGGTTTCAAGAGAGAAGCAGAGAATCAATTTAAAGATGTCGAAGCAGAACTCAAGCGTGAAGATAATCGTATTAAGATAGATGTAATGAAGGACGATACAGATCCTGAAGCAATTACAATTGAGAACGCATATAAGACAAGATGGATTTGGTACCATACAATATTAGCAATAGGTATCTTTTTCACTAACGCATTATTAATATCAATACTTTTATTATTGGCAATTAAATTATGAATCCATACGCAGCAGATATATCTGAAGAATTAAAAAGAACCATTTATAATGGCTTTTGTTCTATTCAGGAAATCAAAGGAATACCATTAAGAACTCAACAAGGTATGTTACTTGCATTAACAGGTATGTTAAAAGAACATGGTTGGGCAGTGATTGGTATTACTGAAGCAGCTGCATTACGTATTCAAGAGAACGAATATAAAAGACCAAAGAAAATCAATCGTGCACATATCTATTCAAGAAAAGAAACGGCAGAGATTCTATTTTCGAAGTATTGGACATATACTGATTTTTGGGATTTCTTTTTAGAACGTGATTGTTGTGTATTAGCAACATCTAAGGAAAATTATTCAAAACAACCAGAAGACCTATGGAGACAAGTACCAAAGGGTATGTTTCAATCTGTAGGGTTTGCATTTAAATGTGGAAAAGAAGAAGCAGGATGGCTTAAAGAGCAATTATGAGTGAAAGAATAGAAGTAGAATTAATTGATTCAGTATACATGCGTATTAAAGCGGATGCTGGATTAAAAACAGAGTTGTCTGATTTCTTTGCGTTTAAACCAGAAGGTTATCAGTTCAGTCCAAAATATAAAGCAAGAGTGTGGGATGGAACCATTCGACTGTTTCAAGCAATGCGTCCTGTATTGTATGTCGGTCTATATCCGCATCTAAAAAAGTTTTGTGAACAACGAGATTACGTTTTAGAAGCACCAGCATCAATATCAGAACAGGAGAATATCGAAGATGGCTATGTTGAAGAATTGGCTGAAGAGATTAACTGTAAATTCAAACCAAGAGACTATCAAATTGAGTACATCAATAACGCTCTGCGTAACCGTAGATCTTTATCTCTATCACCGACATCATCTGGTAAGTCTTTAATTATTTACTTGATACAACAACATTACTATCAAGCACTCGGTTTAAGAACATTGATTATTGTTCCTACGATATCTTTGGTACATCAGATGGCTGGTGACTTTGTTGATTACGGTTGTGATGAGAACTCTATCTATAAAATACAAGGTGGTGTTGATAAGAATACGAAAGCACCGATAGTAATCTCTACTTGGCAATCTTTGGTCAAACAGGATAAGGATTGGTTTGGTCAATTTGGTTGTGTGATGGGAGATGAAGCTCATACCTTCCAAGCAAAGTCATTAACAACTATTATGCATAAACTCGAAGATTGCGAATTCCGTCATGGATTTACTGGTACTCTAAAGTCTGCTGAAAGTAAAACTCATAGGTTAGTACTCGAAGGTTGTTTCGGAGAAGTAAAAAGAATCGTATCTACAAAGAAATTAATGGACGAAGGTACGGTTGCAGATTTTGAAGTAAAGGCTATTGTATTGAATCACAGTAACGAAGCGAAGGCTGCGTTTAAAAAGGCAATGGGACAAGTAAAGGAATCCGTTAAGAAGTGGCCTGCTGAACGTGAATTCATAGTGAATCATACAGGTAGAAACAATTTTATTAAGAACCTTGTACATTCTCTGAAAGATCAGAATAACTTGATTCTATTTGACTTGGTTGAGAAACATGGTAAAGTACTTGCTCCTCTATTAGTAAAAGAAGGACGTGAACTACATTTTATTTACGGTGCAACAAAAGGAGAAGAACGTGAACGCATTAGACATTTGGTTGAGAACGACCCCGATAAGAAACATGATATACTCGCATCCTATGGAGTTTTTAGTACTGGTGTTAATATTAAACGACTTGATAATGTAATCTTTGCTTCTTCGAGTAAATCTGAGATTAAAGTATTACAATCAATTGGTAGAAGTTTGCGTAAAGCTGAGGACTCGCAGAAAGCGGTCCTCTATGATATCGCTGATGATTTGTCGGTGGGAAGTTACGAAAACTATACATTAAAACATTTTAAGTCGAGAATCGAAATCTACTCTTCAGAGGAGTTTGCATTTAAGATCTTTACAATTGATATCTAATCATACTATATACCTTAAAGCCGATAGTCTTATTATACAAGGACTTTCAGCTAATGTCAATAGTTTTTTTCAAATTAATGAAAATAAATTTAAACCATTGACAAGTAAGAGTAAATAGATTATAATAACTACAATATTTAAACAAAGGAGTTTGTATTTGAAATGGCTAAGAAAAAGAACTACGTAAACAATAAAGATCTCCTTGCCGCATTAATCGAATATAAGAGTAAGTGCGTCGAGGCAGAAGAAAGTGGAGAGAAGAATCCACAAGTGCCTGATTACATCGGCAAGTGCATTATGTTGATTGCACAACGATTATCAACGCGACCAAATTTTAGTGGATATATGTATAAGGAGGAAATGGTCTCAGACGGAATTGAGAACTGTCTACAATATATACATAACTTTAATCCAGAGAAATCTCAAAACCCATTTGCATATTTTACGCAAATCATTTGGTATGCATTCCTACGCAGAATCTCGAAAGAGAAGAAGCAGATGTATATTAAATTTAAAGCATCACAAAGACAAACGCTTGAGAACGAAGTATTTGATTCTACTGGTGAAGCTGTAACTGCTAACATCTTACCTGACTATATTAATGAATTCATTGATGATTTTGAAGGTAAACTTAAAAAGGCAAAAGAAAAGAACGCTGCTGACGCAGAAGAAAAGAAGAACAACGCAGCTGAGTAAAAGTTATGTTAGATTATGATAACCCATTTGATTGGAAGAAACCTTCTATTCAAATCGTAGGTAAATGGCAACCCTGGCATCAAGGTCATACAAATTTATTTAAAAAGGCCTTGACATTCACAGGACAAGTTGTTATAATAGTCAAAGAAGTATATAAATCGGAAGGAGAAGACGCTCCATTCGGTGAGATAGATGTTATCAATTCTATAACGATAGCACTAGAAAGAGAAGGCTTCTATGATGGACAGCATTATGTTATAGTATGTACTCCAAATATTGTTGGGTCCCTCAACGGACTTGGTAATGGAATATCTAACTATGATATGAAACCGTCTGAAGATTATATTATGTCAAGTGAAATTAGACAAACATTGAGAGAAGAAGGTAAATTATGAAAT